TGATCCGAGGAGCGGGCGCAAAGAGCACGTCGCTTGGGTCTCGCCGTCCAGCAGCGGGAAAGTGACTTGCTTTAGCGCTCGGGTGCCTTTCGCGATCTGGGAGAACTTGGCCACTTGGCCTCCAGGTGTTGTTTCATCCGACGAGCTTCGGTGCTTCCGTGTTGATGAGCGTGAGCGCCATGGTCGTCTCGCCGCTCTTGGACGTCGACTTGACCGACGCTTTCGTTGCCTGCACGCCGCACGAGAAGAGCTTGGTTCCGAACAGGAAGGACACGGTTGCCGTCTTGACGTTGATGACGTCTGCCGTCATGCCAGCCGCGTCGGTATCGTCGTTCGTGAACACGAAGTCGCCCGTGACCTGCACGGTCGCGACGCCCTGCGCGATCGCGATGACCTTGCCGTCGCCGATCATCTGCGTCGCGTTGTTGTCGATGTCGACGTTCGAGTTCTGAGCGGCTTCGATGCGCTTCGTGTTGTAAATGAACGACATGAAGGTCGTCGTGCTTGCCATGACTGTGCCTTTCGGAGCCGAGGGCTTCCGTCGTTCTTGAGCGAGTCCGTATCAGCGAGCGCGTTACGCGTTCAACTGGCTTACGAGAACTCCAACCTGATGGTTGATAGGAGTAGGAACCACCGGGGCCGCCGTGAGGATGTGCGGGGTCGGCCCGCTATCGTCGAATGCCGAAACAGGCAGGTTGAGTGCCGTCTCCGTGAGGATGGTTTGGTCCTCGAGCTGCGACAGGATGACCGACACGCGGTCGTTCCACGCCTTCGGCGTCGCGACACCCGCAGGCCGCGGCTTCTCGCCGGCCGCCGTGTCGGGGTTGTCTGCGACCTTCGGATTGGCGCGGACGAAGCTGGTCGTCCACTCGAGGTCCAGCACGTCGCGCACGTAGTCCGGCACAACGGCCTGCGCCGTGTCGAGCGTGCGGTAGTCCGGGTTGGACCCATTGAGGCTGTGCGTTGTGACAGCGCGCACCACGGAGACCGTGCCGTCGCTGTTCGTGAGCAGCGGCGTGACGCCTTCGCCGAGCGCCGTCTCCTGAGTGCCACTCGTAGCCACGTCGCCCGGTGCCGCCTGAGGCGCGATGCCGGCGAGGACCACGCCGTCGTAACCGCTGCCCGGATCGGTCTGCTCCTTGAACGTGCGGAGCGCGGCCATGGCGGCGCTGATCTCGCTCGAGTGCGACTCCGAGTTGAGGAGCCAACACGCCTGGAAGCGCTCGTTGTTGAGCGTCGTCGTCGCGATGGTCGCAAGCGAAGACAGCGCGATGTTCGTCGAGAACACCGCGTGTTCCATGCGGCCTTCGGTCGACGCGGCCTTGTTGTTGAGCTGGGTTTTCCAGGCGGCCAGAGACGTCGCGTCGTTCTGCGCGATCGCGATGCGGTGGTAACGCCCAGGGAAGAGCGTGGCGAGCAGCGTCGTCATGGTCTCGGCGACAGTGCCGTTGTGGAACAGCACGCCGCCGCCCGTGACCGAGGAGCCGCCGGCAACCGCAGCGGTGAGTCCGCTGGGCGCAGCCGTGAGGTCCTTGAATAGGACGTATTCGTTGCCGCGGATGCCGACTTGCTTGACCGTCAAAGTCACGACGCTAGCGACGTCGGCAGCCGTGACCGGCGCGGTCGTGTCCGCGTTGATTGAGGCGGCGAGCGCGACGCCTACGTTATCCGTGGTGTCGTTCGCGGCAACGGCCGCCGTGTAGAGCTTGCCACCGACGCGGATGCCGATGGTGCCGCCGACGGTCCACGAGCCGCCGATGGTCACGGTAGCGACCGCAGCGACGCCGCCGCCACTCGTGGGCGTAGCGATCTTGAGCTGGACGCCGGGGACCCTGAGTGCCGCGTAGCCCATGCGAGCGAGCTCGGAGCCAGCGCCCGCATACGTGTTGAGCGTCGTCTGATCCGACACGCTGAGCACGTCGGTATCAGCAGTCATCGTGCCCGCCGAGCTCTTGAGACCGACCAGCAGACAGATGAGCGGAATCGACCCAATCGAGATCGGGCCCGCGCCGAAGACGGTCTGGCCAAAGAACCCGGGCCGCTTGGTCGAGGCAGAGAATCCGGCGATGATGATGGGCATGTCAGGTCCCCTTGGCCGGCGCGACCCGCGCGCTCGCCGGAGGTGCCGCGACCTGCGCGGCTGCTTTCGGTTCGGACTTCGGCTCCGCCTTCGCGGCCGGAGGCGCGTGCAGCGACCCGCTCTCCTTCTCGTATGCGACGAACTCGGGCTCCTCGCCGTAGGCGGCTTGCCACTTCGCAACGGCCTCTTTGCGGGCCGCCTCGAGCGCCTGTTCCAGCGGGAGCACCTCGAGCTTCTGCTCCCCGAGACTCCCGCGGCGAGCGGTGTGCGCGTTCGCTGGGAAGAGGTGCCCGGCGCGAAGGGCCGCGCGGTGGTCGCGCGTGTCGTCGATCTCGACCTCGAGGCCCGAGAACTCGAACCAGTTGTCCTGGTCCGAGACTTCCTCGACACCCTTGATCATCTGCGACGCGTTGACGCGGACGCAGAGTTTCGCGCCGACCCAACGGCGGATGCGTCGGTCGCCGTCCTCACGGACAGCGCCGCACGGCATGCCGTTGTGGTCGAGTTGGAAATAGGGATTGGCGAACACCACGAGTCGGCGCGGCGGGCGAGGTGCGGGCATGTTGACCTGTGGGGTTGGAGCTACGGAATGAACGACTCGATGACCGAGCCATCGGAGCGCAGTAGCGAGGCCGTCAGAGAGGCGTCTGCGTCGTCGCTGATGTTGCGGACGCGCTGCTCACGAACGACGTAGGAGAACTCAATGGCCGGATAGGCCAGCGGCTTTGCGCCCTCGCGTTGGATCTTGAGGTAGCGCCAGGCCGCTTGTTTCAGCGGCCAGACGCGCATGGCGCCGAGGGCCGGAAGGAGCAGAGTGCCGCGGCCGACGAAGGCGCCTGTGCCGACGGTGATGGTTCCAGCCGTCCCCGTCTGCGCGTCGACTGCGACGCTCGTGACGGCGGTGTAGCCGTTGGCTGACGCGAACGTCTCGGCGCCCGTCAGGATGACGAAGATTTCGCTCTGCGCGAAGCCGAGGACGTCGAGGCCCGACAACGTAATCGTCGAGCCGACGGTGAATGAACCAGCCGTGCCGCCAAGTGCGATGGTGATGCCGCGCGCGGGGCCGATGACTGCCGGGCCGATGCTGCCGTCGAGGCCCGCGCCCGCGTAGGTGTACTGCGACGTGAGCGTCGCCTTCGTGAGCAGGATGCTGCTCGGAAGCGCGGCGACGTCGAGGGCCTTCGGGTCTTGGTCGAGCGGCTTCTGGTAGGCCGGGTGGCGCGTCAGGTAGACGGCCTCGTCCACGACCTTCGCCAGGCCGTTGATAATCGGCTTGTACGGTCCTGAGCGCGCCTGCGGTTGCTCAGGCGGAACCCAGAGGAAGGTCCACGCGTCTTCCGTGACGCGGAAGCCGTCAGTGTAGTCGTAGCCGGCGACGTTCGGCTTGCGGTAGCCGTAGAGCGCGCCGCCCTTGCGGTCGTTGAAGAAGCCGCCGCCCGCGTCTTCCGGATTGTACGGAAAGACGAATCCGATGGGGTCTTGAGCCGGAGCGCGCTTGTGCCAGGCGTCGGAGAGCTCGGCGTTGACCACCGCCTTGAGGAAGGCGAGCATCGTGTCGAGGCCGGGGTCGGAGACCGCGGAGAGCGCGGCGACGTTCGGGTCGGGGCCGTCGGTTGGCGCGAGGACCGGCAGCTCAATCGCGCCGTACGTGTCGGCCATGGCTCAGCCCTTCAAGCGCGCTTGAATGTCTCCGACGACCTTGCTCTCAATCGTCGCCGTCGCAATCTCGGCCGCGTGCTCCGCCGCCGGCTGCATGAACGGCTGTGCCGAGGTGCCGGGGTGCTGCACGCGCTGCGCGAATCGGTCTTGCCCGCCCGACACCCAGTGCAGGACCTTGGCGTTGACCGCCGCGATCTCGTGGGCTGCGGTGGCCACTTCCACGAAGCTCGCGTAATCGGCCGTCGCGACCAACGCGTCGCCCTCGTGCGCGATTGACGCCGTGAGGTTGCCGGTCTGGTCCTTGTAGGGGTGCTGCGAGCGCGCGAAGCTTGCGCCCGCGTCCAGGCCCGTCGAGATGGCCTCGGCCGTGCCGGTCTCGAGGATACCGTCGGCGTCCGACATGGCGGCCTGGAGCTCGGAGAGGTCCCAGTCGATCGAGAAGGACACTAAAAGTCGCCCCGCGTCGTCGTGCCGTCGATCTGGTCGATGACGACACGCGGCCCCGCCGAGTACACGACGCCGCCGATGTTGCCGGGCTTCGTCTTCTCGTCGGGCAACTGCTGCAAGCCCTCGGAGATGCGCAGGAGCATGGCCTCGACGCGCTTGCGGCGCGCGTCAGCCTGACCGCTGCGAACGAGCTCCGCGTGGCGCTCGAAGGCGTAGGCGCCAAAGAGCTCCAGGCAGCACGTCTTCGCGAGCCTGTCCGTCGTGGTGACGAGAGGAACGGTGCGCGTTCCCTTGTTCCACGACTCGAACTGCCCCTCGGCGAGATCGATCGTCAGGAGCACGCCGGGAGACGTGCTCGCGTCGAAGACGCCTGGCCCGAGGTTCGTGTCGTCGAAGATTTCGCGGATAATAGCGGGGGACAGGTAGTTCTCGACGTCCGTGCCGTCGATGTACGTCCCCATACTGGTCAGTCCGCAAGCTCGATGAGGTTCGCCTTGAGCGCGCCCTTCGCGTCGTCCTCGTGGAGCTTCACGAACTCGCCAAGGCGATACGTGGTGAGCTCGCGCCGGCCCGTTGCCTGGTCGAGCACGTCGCCGTGCGGGACGACCACGTTGCCGTGGACCACCTTGTAGCGGCGCTCCACGGACTTGGTGGCTTGCTGAGCCTGAGGCTTGTTGTCGCTCATGGGTTGGCTCACTGGATGGCGTTGTGGATCAGGCCGCCGGCGAACTTCGACGTCATGACCTCGGCGTCGTGGTGGACGACGACGATCTTCATGCCGCCCATGCTGCCGCGGTTCTGCGTGAAGAACTGGCGCACGACCCAGCCGTTCGTGCTGGCGCCGTCCTTCGGGTTCGAGACGTTCCAGCGGAACGTGTAGGCCGTCGCCACGTCGTCCTGCGACGTCGGCGGCATCTCTTCCGGCTGACGGATGAGCACGACGTCGTTGCCCCACACATACGTGGGAGCCACGGAGTCGGCGCCCGTGATGTACTTCATGCGGCCGATGACGAAGGGCGGGAGCTCCAGGATCGACGCCATCTGCGTGGCGTTCGGAAGCGGGGCCGCGCCCGCCTTGTACTGGATGAACTTCTGCACCTGGCTGTTGCGCTGGAACTCGTGGAAGGCGAGCTCGCTCAGGCCGATCGCGGTGACGCCACCGAACGATGCCTCGATTGCGTTGTGGAGGTTCTTCACGGGGTCGCTCGAAGCGCCGCCGTTCCACTTCGCGCCCGCTGTCACCGTGATTACTTGCGCGCTGTTCCAGCTACCGGTCGTCTGGAGAAGCGTCGCAACGCGAATCTCGCGCTCGATGATGAGCGCGTTCATGACGCGCTTGCTCGTCGCCTGAAGGACCCTCAGGGGGACGTCCGCGTTCGCCTCGATCTGCGTCGACACCCAGCCACCGAGCGCGCGTTCCTTGGCCGAGTATTGCGCGTTGCCGAGGCGAGGCGAAATCTCGCCGACCTCACCGCCGGGAGCTCCGGCGAGAGGAAGAGCGCGCTGGTAGGCGTCTTCCTTGGTGTACTGGAAGAAGTTGTCGACCTGCTTCGGCGCGAGGATGCACGGCGCCATTTGGTCGGCGATCGGCGGCTCGTTGCGATAGCCGCTCGCGAAGTTCGGCATGGCTGCCGGGATGTGGACGTCGGCCTGACCGAGATCCATCAGCACGGGGGCACTGCCCTCGTTCCGAGCCGACATGAGATACGCCATGTGCTTGGCGCGCTCACGCTGCTCGGGCCCGTTCTGAGCCATCGAGTAGCACGCGACCGCATCGGCCTCGGTCGAGATGTAGTCGGCGAGAATCTGCGTCTTCTCGTCGTCCGCCGGCGTCATCTTGTCGACCTGATTGCCGTGGGCGTCGTAGATGCGACCGTCGCTGAGGTCGAGCTTGAGGTTCGGACCGATCGCGTTGCCGGAGTTGTCCGTGTCGCGGTAGTCCACGAGATGAGTGCTCATCGTCTTTGGTCTTTCTTGTTGAGCGGTCAGTCGTGGCTCACTGGCCCTTGCCGCAGAGTTGGAGGAGGATCAGGACGTCTTCACCGTCGGCCGCCGTCGAGACGGCCAGGCCCATCATCGGGTCGCCGGTGTCGAGCGTTTCGACCTGGCCCTCGTGGCCAGACGCGTCTTCGATGTTGACCGCCTGTCCAACCGTCACGGCGCCGGAGGCGACGCACTTAACGAGGCCCTGCGTCCGCATGCGGGCAGCCGTGCCGCCCGCCTTCGCGGTCTCCATGAGCACGCCACAGCAGTATTGCGACGCGCTGTTCGTGGTCGGGAGCTTGACGCCGATACCGTCGTTGGCGGTGGCGCTCTGGATGTAGTTGGTCGTGTCGATGACGACGGCGGTGAACGCCGGGATGTCAGTGACACCGTAGTTGACGACGGGGATGTCCGACGGAAGCGGGGTGTTTGCGAATTGCCAGGTGACGGCCATGGTGGTTCCTCGATGTGAAGGCGCACCAGTCCGCTCGCGTTAGGCTCCCATGAGCCCGACGACGCAGACGCCGACGGTGCCTGTTCGTGTTCTTGTGGTTGGACTCAGGCGCTCTTGCGGACTGCGGCGAAGACCTTCTCGGCCTCGAGCTGGGCCAGGCCGAGCGGGATCTTCTTCTCGACCGCGATCTTCTGGGCGAGCTGGCGGAACGAGAGGGTGGGGGACGTGCCGCTCTTGCCGCCGCTTGCGCCGCTGCCATCGTTCTTCAAGACGACCGGCGTGATCTGGCGGAGCATGTGGCGTTGATCCGGCGCGACACGCGGATAGAGCTTCTCGAACTCGCCGGGGTTGGTGGCGAGGAAGCTCGCCATCATCGGCCGGTGCGCGTCCGTGAGCTTCTGCGTGTCCTTGTGCGTGACGAAAGCCTCGTCGACGCGAGCCGCCTTCGTCTCCGCGTCGCGCCTCGTCTCCGCTTCCTTGAGCTGCACGACCTGCGTCTCGAGCGCGGCGTTCTTCGCCTCGGCGCTCGTGAGCTTCAGCGTGAGCTCCGCCTTCTCCGACTCGTAGCGACTCGTGAGCGTGGCGAGCTTCTCTTCCGTATCCTTCAGGCGTGCGATGAATTCGGCCGACATGGTGTCTGCTCCTTCGGTGGATGGCGCCGTGTCGGCAGCCGTCATGGTCTCGTCTCCGCCGTCCCCGTCGGCGTTATCGACGGATACGCCAGCGTGGTAGACGGCCTCGTGCCGCTCGATGGCGGCGTCGATCATCTCTTGAACCGCGTCGAGCAACTCATCGACGTCGGCATTCGCCGGCATGCTCATGAGCGAGCACAGGCCGGACGTGTACATGCCGAGGTCCACGCCCTGGTGCATCGCGTGCGCGTGCGGAGCGGTTGAGTAGAGCTCGGAGAGGCGGGCGAGCTCGTCGCTGCACTCCCGCATTGAAGCGGTGGGTGACAGCTTCAGTGCCATGCGAAGCTTCGGGGCGAAGTCGTTGTAGTTCGCGACCTTCATGCCGGGCTTGTCTCCAGCGGCGACGCTCGTCGCGGCGAATCCGTCGCTTGCGGCGAGAGGCGCCATATGAACTAGGAAAGGACCGTTCGTGATTGCTCCAGAGGTGAGCCTCGCGCCAACGGGTTGCCCGGTCACGCGGTCCTTCGAGTTGAATCGAATCGCCGGCGAGAAGTACTTGTACTTGTTCGCCTTAATGTATCCGCGCGCTGGCTCGAGCCACTCGACCAGGCCGTACAGGTTGCCACCTTCGACTTTGAGATCGTGAATCCAGCCCTGTGCGGGCGCACCGGATTCGGGGATGGTGCCTTCGGTGGGCTCCATCTCACTCGCATGCTCGAAGTCGATCTGAACGGGCTTGCCGTCGGCCTTGAAGTTACGGATGATCTCGTCGAACACCTTGGCGTCGAGCTGGAACGGGCCGGACCCGTGACCACGGAACGTTCCCGGCTTCGCGATCTGGTTCCAGATGAGCTTGGGGCCAGAGTCGAGAAGAAGCGCGGCGTCGATCTCGCTCGAGTCGCCGACCAGTACGTCGTCGCGCAGGTGTCGAACTTCGATCTTGTGGCCGTCCGGGTGCGTGATGGTCATCTCGAGCGGGCGACGGCGCGCAGGTCGCGTGTAGCTTCCAGCGCCCGGCACGTGCACGTCGCCGACGCCAAGATCCATGTTGTATTGGCTCTTGATGCCGAAGCGCTTGGCCGCAGCTGCAATTGCCTTCTTCGCCTTCGCGTAGTCGGAGGGCGAGACGTCGCCGCTCTTCTTCGCTGCCTCCAATCGAGCGGCCGCGTTCCGTACGTGGCTTGCGTTCTCGATGGGGTACTTGCGCTGCTCGGGCAAAGCGAACTTGCCCGCTGGCAAGGCCTTCCGCGCCTTCGTGCTGATCTCGGCCATGGTGAATGTCCTTCGCCGCAGCCGACTAGACCTTGGCCGCGAACTCGATCCAGCATCCACACAGGAGCAAGTCGTCCGTGCCGAGCGTGCCGTCGGTCGGCTTCAGCGAGATGCTGATGCGCCCAGGCGGGCCGGAGAACGTGTTCTGCGGGATGGCGAGGGTGAGCTTCGAGACCGTCTTTGCCGTTGCCGTAGGCGACGCGATTGCCGTGCTCGTGCCAGAGAAGCTCGGACCCGCGGTCTCGAGGGAACCAGCTACCTGCTCGAACATCGTGACCGTGAACGTGGTCGCATCGGCGGCCGTTGCGCCCGTCTTGCTGACCATGAGCACCAGCGTTGCCGGGGCCGTTGTGTCGAAGTCGACCGGCAAGTCGCGCTCGGACCAGATCGCCGTCTGTGTGGCGAAATTGTTCCACCTAATGCCGACGGCCTTGGAGTTGTTCAAGGTCACGCCGGGGGACGAGGAACCAGCCTGGTTGCCCCAAGCGGCCATCGGCGTACCGGCCGCGAGCACGGCGGCCTTGAGGTCGATCGCCATGATCGGCGTACCGGCCTTCTTGGTGTATTCGAGCCAGAACCCGTTACACACGCCGTCGTCGGTTCCGAGCGTGGCATCCGTCGGCTTGATGCTGACCGACACGCGGTGCGGGCCTGCGGTGAAGGTGTTCGCGGGGAGCCCCAGCGTCAGCTTCGAAACCGTCTTGGCAGTCGCCGTACCGGTCAGCGCACTCGTGGTGCCGCCGAGGTTCGTCGTTGCGTCTTCTGCGGCGCCCGCAACCTGCTCGTAGAGGCCCACGTCGAACGTAGTCGCGTCACCACCTGTCGCGCCAGACTTGGACGCGAGCACGACAGCCACCGAAGGCTGCGTGACATCCATGTCGCCAGGCAGTTCGAACGAGCTCCAGATCGCCGTCTGCGTGGCCTGATTGTTCCACCTGATGCCGACGGCCTTGGAGTTGTCGAGGGTGACACCAGGCGAAGAGGAACCAGCTTGGTTCCCGAATGCCGCCATCGGCGTGCCAGCGGCCAGAATCGCCGCGCGCAGGTCGATCTGGACACGCGGGGCCGCGGGCCGGCGCGTGAAGGTAAGGAACGCGCCGTTGATGATGATGTCGTCGGTCGCGAGCGTGCCGCTCGGCGTGATCGAAATCGTGAGCGTCGCGGGAGGCGTCGGCGGCAGGTAGACGACGGCCTGAAGCTGCGTGACCGTGAGTGCCGTGAGCGCAGCCTGGGCGCTCGTGAGTGCCGTGGAGATGGCGCCTCGGTTGCCGTCCGCGTCCTCGAGTGCGCCGACGGTCTGCGCGTACGCAGCGACCGTGATTGACGCCACGTCGGTGGCCGTTGCGCCGCTCTTGGAAACCAAGAACGTCGCCAGCACGGGGAACGTAGGGTCGAGGTCCAGCGGAAGAGCGACCGCGGTCCAAACCGTGGTGAGCGTGCCGCCCTTCCAGCGCACACCAACCGCTTTGGAGTTGTCGAGCGTGATGCCGGGCGTCGAACCTGCGTAGGCGCCGAGGGGAGTGCCCGCGACGAGGATGGCGCCCTTCATGTCGATCGGCACCGTCAGCACGGCCGCGATCGCGCCGATGTCGGCCTTGGCGGCCGTCATGTTCGTGCAATAGTCCTGCGTAAGCGCAGCAGGGTTGTTGCCGAGGATCTCGCGGTTGGGCGTGGTAATCGTCGAGGCCATGAGTTGTTCCTTCGAAGCCGCTACTCGGCGGCGAGTGGGTCTTCGGTGCCGTCCTCGTTCGGGTCGGCGGTGACGTCGTTGGCGGGCGGCTCTTGAGGCGCCGCGCCGTTCAGCTGCTGTCCGGGTTGCTGCCCAGGAAGCGCAACGGCAGCGGGCTCCGGCTCCTCGCCGGCAGCGTCGTGCCAGTCGGCGAGCTTGATCGGCACCATGGGCCGCGCCTTCTCGTCGTCGGGATCGATGCCAGGCAGGCCAAGCCGCTCAGGCATGGCGTTCGCGTCGATCGGGATGTTGAAGGCTGCTGCCTTGGTCGCGAGCTCCAGAATCGCGCTCGGAGCAGGCTGCTCGTCCACGTGAACGCGGATGATGGGAGTCAGGCGCTCAAGGCCTGCGTAGTTGAGGTGCGTCCACGGGACGGCCATGCCGTCGCGGAGGCTCTGTCCGAGGCCCGAGGCGTCGTAGCGGTAGAGCTCTTTCGAACCCTCTTTGCGCGTCTCGACGGCAGCGCGCGAGCCGTTCGGGCCGGCCTTCGTGGTGTCCGCTTGGCCGAGCGCGGCAATAGCGATCTGCGTGTCGACGAATGCCATGTAAGGCAGGTGCGCGACGCCGCCCTGGCCTGAACTGAAGCCCGGCCCCTGAAGGTCTAGCTTCACGCTGTCGGGCAGGTTCGCGTAGGCGAGACCGCCAGCGCCAAGGCCCCGAAGGGCTCGGTCTGCAATCGCGATATCGTCGTCGTCGGCGACGCGCGGGTGGCCGTCCTTGCCAGTCGAGTAGTACGATGTGGCCCACGGCTTCGCGAAGCGCTCGATGTATTCGGCGGCTCCACGGGCAGCCATACCCTTCAAGACCAGCCAGAAGCCGATCTCGCGACCGAGGCCTTCGCGCGTGGGGTAGTCACCGCGCAAGTTGGCGTGGTGCAAGATGAACTTGCCGGGGTAGTCGTCGATGCGGACGCCGAGCCCGACCAGGTTCGAAGTCTGCGACGGCGGTCCCCAGTAGGAGACCGTGCCCAGGTCCCAGATGTGGGCGTCCCAGCTCGACGGGTCCGGGTAGGCGAGGCGCCGACTGTGGACGCTCTCGAGAGAGTCGATCGTCCAGCCGTCGGCCGTGCGCGACCACATGACCTCGGCGCACGAGAGGCCGTAGAAGACGCCCCACTGGAGCGCTGCAAGAGCCTGGGTGCGGCGGGGGATGTCGTCGAGCTGCCGCTGGAAGCGCTCGGCGATTTCCTTCGCCATGTCGTCGTCGGGCGAGTCCGGCTCGCACTCGACGGGGACGACTTCGAGACGCCCACCGGCAACGGTGAGCACACGCTGCGAGACAACGGCGAACCCGTGAGGGTCCCGCTCGATGAGCTCGTTCAGCGCGTCGACGTACTGCTGTCGGTAGCCGTAGGTCGCGTTCCTGTAGACGTTCGACAGGTACGCAAGGGTGACGTTCGAGCCGAGGACGAACGGCACCTTGTCCACCAGCGGTGGAGGTGCGACCGGGTTCCGGTTCGCAACGACTGGCTCGATGCGCTTCAGCGCCTCGGCGTTCTGCGCCGGTGCCGGCTTCGCTCGGGTACGCTTCGCCATCCGGTGGCCTCGTCAGGTGGCCGCGGTTGGGCGACGTGTGGAAGGGTTTGCTGCCTGTCGCGAACACGCGAGGGAGGGACGCGCGGACGACTGCGGCCGGCAGCGGGCCGGCAGCGGGCCGGGTGCGAAGTGAGGCGCTGAAACGCGAAAGCCAACCGGGCGGGTTGGCTATCAGGTGCGTGCAGACTGCGGGGGCTCGTCTGGACGCGCGTAGAAGGTAACTCGGCATCGACGGTAATCGACACCGGCGATCGGTAATCGACAGAGGAACGCTAGGCGTCTTTTGCAGCAGAACGTCGAGGCCGTCGGGAGAAGACGGGAACCGACGGGCGCTGCTCTTCCAGCTCGGCTAGACGCGCTTGCAGTCGGCGCAGTTGCACGACGTCCTGCCCTGAGCGGTCCTGCCTGAGTACCCAGGCCTCGATCGCCGACGCGTGGGCGTACCACCCGAGGTGGCCGCGGCGCACGGGCAGCGGGTCGATCGTCCGGTTCATGTACGCGCGCGCCGTCTTCTCGTCGACTTCGATGGCGCGCGCGATTTCCTTCCAACCCTCAAGGATGCCGGGACGCGGGCTCACTTGTCTACCCAGGCGCGGATTGGGTCCACGTGTCGTGCGACGCGGGACATGCGAACGCCACGTGGCCTCGGCTCAGAGGTCATGAACGGTTCCACGCCTGCGGCGTCGGCGAATGCGGACACGGCGCCGCGCGCCAACTGCGACGCCGCCGCGTGTACCGTGTCGAGTTGCTTGTCGCCCGTCTTGCCGCACAGCGCGAATAGGTAGGCGCCAATCGTATCGAGCCGGCGAGCGGCCCACTCGGGGTCACGCACCTCGAAGTGCTCCTCGGGCCATCCGTCGTCGTCGGCCTTCACTACGCGCACAATCGTCGGCCTGACGTATCGGGTGGAGGGCACCTCCGTCGTGGCTCGCTTCTTCTCGCGGTCACGCTCGAAGCCCCTCCGCAGTGGCTCGGTCAGGAGCGCCACGCCGACGAGCTCGCCGAGGGCCATGGTAACCTTCGTCCCGGCGCCCTTGCCGAATACGTCGTCGAGCAAGTGCTGCCAGTCATGCATCCCGAACCACGCGTCGAGTACCGTTTCGTGCTCGGAGCCAACGGCGAGGAGCAGCGAGCGGACCATGCGCGCTTTGGAGACGGAAGTCTCCGCGTTGGGGCCGAGCCGGTGTCGCCGCACGATCGCGCGCTCCCGGTCCGAACTGCTCGACCAGCCACCCAGCGCGGCGTCGACCAGGACGCCGAAGCTTGAGCGCATGCCGAGCTCGCTCTCAGCGCTGAAGAAGTACTCGGTGAGCATTCGCCGCACATCTGGCGATACCTGAAACGTTGCCGTTGCCATCCTGTCCTCCTTGCCGAGACCCGCCCGGCAAAAACAACCGTTACTCCGTTTCGAATACCTCGAACGTGGACCCTGCCGGCATGAGCACGACCGTTGCGTCGGGATGCTTGCGCGTCAGCTCCACGGCGAGCTTGTGCGCGTCGGCCCAGCACTCAGAGTCTGCGAAGTCCGGCATGTTGAGCACGAGGATCTTCCCGTCCTTCATGTCGTGCATGGTCCCGTCGTCGGTCGCTTGGCCCTCGGTCTTGATGAGCTTGAGCTTACGCATCCTGTTCTCCTCGCCGAGACCCGCCCGGCAGCGTCAGTAGTCCAGTCCCAAGTCTTGGCAGAAGATGTCGCCCTTCTTCGTCGGTGGCGGCTTCCCGATCTTCTCCGCCGCCTGCCAAACGGCCAGCACCACGGCAGCCAGAATGTCGCCGTGCGATTGCCCCTGCTTCGGAAGCTGAATCTGAATCACGCCCCCCGGCGCAGCTCGAGCCTTCACGCCGCGCAGTTGGTTGATGAGCCGCGGGTCGTCGGGAAGCTCGCACTTGCCCTCGGACATGAGCGTCCGCATGAGCGTGAACCACTCCGCCTTCGCGGCGGCCGTCGGCTGCACCTCGTCGTAGCTCACGGCCCACTTCTCCGTCTCGGACCAGCGGCGAAGCTCGTCGTGTGCGGTGTCGGCGTAGTACATGTCGCCCTGCATCATGTGGCAGTTGTAGCTCCGGCACGTCGAGGCGAAGCGCTGGACGACCTCGGAGGGCTTCAGCGGAGAGCCGGAGGGCGGGACGAGCTCGTCGTACATGGCGACGCGGACGCGGCCGTCCTCAACGCGGGCCATGGCGAGGGCGCT